AACGGGCGATATTAACGTTGATGATGACTCACAAAGCATATTCATAGCTAGTGGGACAGGAAGCACTCTCTTTGATTTGGGAACTGGCTTCATGAATAACTATGACACAAACGAAGCCGATAGAAGGGGTGAATCGTATTGGGCAAGCGTATCGGGAATGTTCTCTGGAAATAACATTATATCCAGTATAACGAAAGGAATACTTCCGTCTGAAGTAATGCTAACATCGCCATCGCAGACGACGGTGTTAAGTGTTACTGGGGAAATTACCTTGAAGGATTACGGCTGCTTAGTTTCAGGATTTGCCCCAGAGCAAGCGCAAATGCTTCCATTTTTAAAGCTGGGAAGCACCGCTAAATTTGAAATCAAAGAGAAAGATCCATTTATCTTTAAAGTTTTATCTTTAGCTGAAACTAATCCAAATCAATTTCTATTATCTGCTACCAAATATGACACTGGTAAGTGGGCGTTAATTGAGGATAATATATCAATAGAAAACAAAGAGAATACTTTTGCTTATAGGGTAGCTCAAACTATCGGAGATATTACATACACCACCCTAGACCCACCAAAATGGACTAGCTTAGCCACGGGAGACGGAGAAGATTTTCAAACGTTTTTTATTAGTGGGAATTTCACTGACCCCAACGGTGGCCCACCTATTAATGACTCTGACGCCACGGGATTTCATGTTACATTGCAAGGTCCACGTTATAAGTATGAACAAGTCGTGTCAGCCGCAAGCACTCCGCCGATTGGTTTTTGTGTAAAATTCGATAACCTTAGCTCAATTGGTCAGTACAGTCTAAATGCAGTTGCTTTAGGAAACCAAGGCTCAACAAATACTGCTGAAGCATATTTTAACTCGTCACCTGCTCAAACTGGAATGTTCGTTCTTTTTGAGGAAATTTTACCGTTTGGCAGAAGTTTTGCAGACGGAATTACAATACAATAAAAAATGCCATACTATCCCTATATACCTAGTGGAACATTTATCTTAGAGGTTAACCCTTCGGGGGCAACGCCACTAATTTCTGGAGGGTATACTGCTGCTACAGGGGCTACTGGCGTTGGTGGCATTTACGAAGCCTCAGGTTTTAAAGTAGTTGATAATTTTTTCTTTGCTCATACCACTGGCAACAGTGCAGACCAAGATTACTTAGCTACGGGAAACCCAACTAATATTGCTTTAGCGACAGGCACTGGATATGTCTACGGAGGAGATATAAGAGGAACAGGCGATAACTACTTAGCTTTGGGGACGACGACCCCAACAGGTTTGGCTAGTGAGGTAGAGCATTTTGTAGGAGCTTACGCACGATACACAGATGCCGCAGGAAAAACATTAACGGGACTAATATCGGGCGGTAACGGTTACTACACGGGTTCATACACCACCTTACCACCACTTCAACAATTTGTAACGGTTTTGCCGAATTTAGACACGGGAAATCTGGGCAATAGTTCTACTGGAAGCGGAGTACATCTATTTAGAGATGTTACGCTTACTTTTTCAGAAATAGTAGACAGGGCGGGCGTAACGCTTGAGACTCAGGATCAACTACAAAACAATATTTTCTTTGATGGCTTTGATATTGACATATTAGATATCACGGGCGGTATGGTGTTCACTGGTTACAGAAGCGGATTAAAAAGTCGAAGCTTCTCTTTTAGTGAACAGGAAAATATAAATGTTTTTGGTAGTTACACTTCGGACTTTGGTGTTAGATACTCCTTGCAGGATCAAAATGGCGAGGAACAAGTAAATGAGATATATCTATACGGCAATCCACTAGAGATAGATTTTCTATACATTACTGATGCGAGTGGTCGCCACCTAAGTCAAAGTAATGCCAGCAACTTTATTACTACAGGAAGTAGCGCTGACGAGCTATTTTTAACAAATAGGCAAGCTGCAACAGGAGAGCCAATTACAGGAGGTATTAATATAGAGTTCGCCTTTAAGAACGATCCCAATTACACCGAATACGGAAACAGTATTCATGTTTATGGTCAAACAGGCTCAGGAGAATTCCCGAGGAATAGTAGCAATTTTATAGCAACCATCCCACTAACAAAAGATCAGGCTGGACAAACATTCCAACTAACACCCAAGGATGGGGATGCTGAAGGGCTTATAACAGAAACGGATTATTATTTTCAATTGGTGCCAGAAAGCGCCATATCAAAAGGGCAGGTTTTCACAGTTGGACCGCATAAGATTCAACCTGTTGAGCAAGACCCAAGAAATGCGGGGCAACCCCTTTACAATAGAGGCAATCAATACCTAGTTGGCGATCTGGATGTTTCTGGCTGCGTTACAGGACGCTGTTTAACAATTTCCACACCCTCCAACCCCAACACTATTGAGACGGCGGGGGGTAATGTTGGTATAGGTACAGTCCCAGGAACCGCTGTTGGAGATCCAAAACTGGATATCAACGGCAATCTTGAGGGAATTGGAACAGCGGGAAGAGTTACAGGCCCAGGAGGCGTGGATTATGCCCTAAGCACTGATATTCCCGCTGATGATGACACACTCCAAAGCGTCACTGATAGGGGAAATACCACCAGTACGCCTGTAACGCTGGGTATAAGTATGCCGCCAACATCCCCACTAACAATTATAACAAATGGAGATACTGACTCGGGTATAGATTTATATGCCGATGGTAGTTACGGAGACCAAATTATTACCCTTGGCACAGATGCTAATGATGCTGGGCGGTTAGTGGTTAAGGATGCCGATGGTGATGATAGTGTTACTATCTCCAACGACAGTAGCAGGGGATCGATTACCTGCCATGATGACGGAGGAAACGTGAGGACAAGCTTGATTGTTGATAGTAATGGTCAAGGTAAAATGACCATGCTCGATTCTTCTGCAAACGACAGTATTGTCCTGAGCAGCGACTCTAATAAGAGGGGTAGTATAACTGTTCATGACTCTGCGGGAGCCACAAAGGTTTCAATTCTGGCTGATGCCAGTAATCAAGGTAAAATGACGCTACTCGATTCTTCTGCAAACGAGAGTGTCGTTCTGAGCAGTGAGTCCTATAGGGGAGGTAGGTTGGACATTTATGATGCTGGTGGAAACTCCGTGGTAGAAATGAAAGCCGAAACTACTAACGAGGGCATCCTGTCTATTAAGAACCAAGAGGGCATACTAGCGACAAAGATTCAGGGCCATAAATCAATTCTGTCAGCAACCAACTCAAACATCTTCTCAACTGGTTCTGTTATTATTGGTGGTTCGGGTCATATCATTAGTGGTGATTATGATGCAATTGCTGGTGGTGCAGAAAATCAAATTTCAGGCATTGGCGGTGACTTTAATTTTATTGGTGGTGGCTCTGGAGTAGATATCTCAGAGTCAAAGTTCGCTTCCAGCATTGGTGGTGAGAATAATGATATTATCTCGGGCGATTATTCTGTCATAGCTGGTGGTCAAAATAATTTAATTAGCGGAAATCAAGTTTTACAAGATCGTTTCAATTTTATTGGAGGCGGTCAAGACAACAAGATTACAGGTGTGGGCGATGCCGCCATCATGGGGGGCGCTGGCAATCGCATAGAAGGGGCAAACTCCTTTATAGGGTGCGGTAATTCCAATACAGCTTTTGGAGAATATAGTTTTATAGGTGGGGGGCAAGAAAATTTTACGCGACGGGATTTTGCTTCAATTGTTGCAGGAGAAAACAATGAAGCGGATGGAGGTTGGTCCGTAGTGGCTGGTGGAAATGACAACTTTGCCTCTGGAAATTATTCTTTTGTTGGAGGTGGTCAATCAAACAAGGTAAGCGGGGATTACTCATACGCCTTTGGCCGCAAAGCTTTAATTGCCGCCACACACAGTGGAGCAGCAGTATTAGCTGATGGACAAAATAGAGTCCACGCTTCAAGCGGCGAACATACCCTGAATCTAGATTTCGCCAGTGGTGTTTACATTGGCGGTGGTGGAGCTTTATATGTAAGTGGTAATCCTGTAATGACGGGAGCGCATACTGTTGAAGCGGATACGTTCCAAACAGTCACGGACAGAGGGGCCACAACAACAAACTCTATAGAAGTCGCAGGAAAATACCTGTCAGGAGTGACTGGTGTTTTTAGTAAGAGCTTGGAGGCAGCTAGTGGCACATTTGGACGAAGCTTTCTCACTTCAGATGCACCAGTTGATGGTTTGGCAGTAGAGGGTGCCGTCGGAATAGGAACTAATATCGTCTCAAGTCCGCTTGGAGTAAACGGAGGCGCAACACTAGGAGGTAGTTATGTTGGCGCCGCCGCACCAAGTGATGGTTTGCTAGTAGAAGGTAATGTCGGCATTGGAACAAGTAGCCCCAAGGCAGCACTTGATGTAGCTCGCGATACTGACGCTTCTGGTATAATCGGTAGAGCGCAGATAGGGTATGTCGGGGATTCTGATTTTGCTAGTTTTGCTCATGTAGATTTTGCTAACGCTACGGATTACGCTTTTGCACAAACTAGTGCAGGACATACTGTGATTAATGCGCGTGATGGCTACAACATCTATGTTAGAGAGGGTGATGCCAACATAGCGGTATTTGACGGTAGCACGAAAGATTTCTACGTCGATACAGACACATTGTATGTAGATGCATCTGCGGACAAGGTTGGAATTAATACCAGCGCCCCCACACACGAATTAGATGTCCGTGGAACCATTTCGGGATACTCGGGATTCTTTAGTGGAATGGTCCAGATTGGTAAGACGGGACACTACAATCATGTGCCAACGGAACTACTGTCGGTACAGCCTGGGGATGATGTAAGCGCAGAAATTGGGCAAGCTCATGTGGGTTATGTGGGTCACAGCAATTATGCTGGTTTTAGTCATATTGACATGAACACCACAACCAATTACGCTTTCTTGCAGCAAGCAAATGGTGCTACTTATGTGAATTCCAAAGCTGGAACGAATATTTATTTTATGCAGGGCGGTTCCAATAAGGGCGGCTTTAACACTTCCAGTGATTTCTACATTGATACCGATACATTATATGTAGACGCATCTGAAGATAGCGTTGGAATCAATACCAGCGCCCCAACTCAGGAGTTAGATGTTCGCGGAACTTCATTGCTCAGTGGCCAAGTCATTATAGATGGAGGTGTGGGAGTATCCAGTTCAGCAACATTACACCTTAGACAAAAGGGGAATGCTGACACTGATGGCATAGCTCTTACAAGCTCAAACGCAACTTCACATAGAATTTGGAAAGATAGCGCTGGGACACTGAATATTGGCCCATCAACAAACACAGATGCTTTTGTTCAAGATTTGAATGGTAATGTCGGAATTGGAACAAACAGCCCCGTAAGCGGTGTCGCTCACATTTATAAAAATGCAACCATCGGCACTATTACCGCTCCAAACGCTGGAAATGCAGGACTTCACATTGAAGATTCCTCTGCGAACATGTATCTCGATGGGAATTCTATTGTCACGGACAATAATTCCTACATAAGCACAAGTGGTAGTAATTACTTAGCTTTTGGAACTAATAATACAGAACGCATCCGCATTGAAGGTGGTGGAGATGTTGGAATCGGCACAACTAATCCAGCTTACTGCTTAGAGGTATCGGCAAGTAAAGCCTCAAGTCTTCTCTCTAGGTTCTACAATACCTCGACTACTAATGGTCAGGGTCTTTTGATACGGGCGGGAGAAACGGCGAACGCAAATAGAATACTACAACTTGCCTCTAGGAATGACACCAAGGTAATGACGGTCAACTCCAACGGAAGTGTTGGCGTGGGGACAACCACTCCTAAAGGTCGATTTGATATTGTAAGTAGTAGAAATATAGAAAACGATTTATCTGATGCGGATAATTGCCATTTACATTTACATAACAATAGTGATGACACGGATGAGAGCATTGGTATAGGCTTTGGTATTACTAGTGATACAGATGCGCTAGGAGCCTGTATAGGTCACGAAAGAAAAGGGCCATCAAGTTTTGGAGATTTATTCTTTGCAACCAAACCAGATGGTGGAAGTGTCACAGAAAGAGTCCGTATAGCATCTGATGGTAATGTTGGAATAGGGACAGACACACCCGCAAACGCTCTCGATGTTGTCGGTCACTTCTCGGCCACAAGTAAGTCCTTTGTAATTGATCACCCAACTAAAGAAAACAAAAAGCTGCAATATGGTTCCTTGGAGGGACCAGAGCATGGCGTATTTGTTCGCGGGACAAGTAGTAAAAATGTAATTAAATTACCAGATTACTGGAAAGATTTAGTGCATGAAGATTCCATAACTGTAACACTGACACCCCTTCATACCTTTCAATCCTTGTATGTGAAATCTAAAACCCCAGAACAAATCATGGTTGGGGGTGTAGAAAAATCTTATGATTATGTTGTTTACGGTGAACGCAAAGATATAGATAAATTAGCAGTAGAAATATGAGTGTAAAATTAGGACCAACAATAAGCAGAGAGGGCTTAATACTATGCGTTGATGCTCTATCTGAGAAATCTTACCCAGGATCTGGAACCACATTTTTTGATTTGAGTGGCGAGGAGAATCATCTAACGATTGCTGGAAGCCCTGATTTTTCGCGGCTTGAGGGTTTTGTTTTTGAGACTGTAACTTCTAAATACATGATAGCAGACCCGTTTCCATTTCCAACTACCGCACTTACAATGGAGGTCTGGTGTAAAACAAGTAATGCAAGCGTATCAAGGGCTTTTGTTAGTTATTCGGACCGCAGCGATCATAATGAAGCTATATTATTTGCGCCACCAAGCATTACGCTGTATGGGCCTAGTAGTAATATAGGCACAAGTGTAAATGTAGCTGATGGGAAATTTCATCAAGTTGTTAGGACATCCTTAAGAAGCTCGGGGGCTGAAACTCTATATGTTGACGGCGTTTCAAGATTCGCGGGAACATTAGCTGCTGGCACTAATTTCGGTGCAAATGGGGTATTGGTTGTGGCGCAAGAACAGGACTCTGCTGGTGGTGGATTTTCTGGTAGCCAAGCATTTGATGGTCCTCAAGCGATTATAAGGATATACGATAGGGTTTTAACCGCCGCCGAAGTTAAACAGAACTATTTAGCGTGTAAGGGGAGATTCCCAGATTTAACAAATGTCTAATATATATATAAATCCCTCGTCTGGAATAATTGAATTTAATACTGGCGCAGCCAGTGGTGACTTCATCGACATTAATGAGTCGGGCGCTTCTAGATTCACCTTTGAAAATAGCGGTGAATTAAATTTGTCCAGCCTTGGAACTGGAGTAGCTGAAAAATTTACTATTGATAGCCAAAGCGGAAGGTTATTCTCTGTAGACACAAACTTTGATTCCGTGTTTTCTGCGAATGATATTGCGGGATTGCCGATTTTAGAAGCTTACAGCGACGGTTCTGTTGTAATGGGCGACTACAATAGTGGGGATTTTGTTCTTACAGGAAACAAACTTGGCGTTGGAACAAAGACGCCAGCAAGCAGATTGCACGTTGACGGTTCTGTTACATCCGTAACGGATTTAACCACCACGACCAGTTCTTCTTACACCTTTGTTTCAACTGATCAAAGCAACATGGTTTCATTTAATAGCGCAAACCCGATTACAGGTCTTATACCACCCAACAGTTCTGTAGCGTTTCCTATTGGAACAGAAATTAGTGTATTTCAATTAGGCGCTGGACAATTACATATTACAACAGGCAGTAATGCTGTCAGTTTGAATGCGGCAGATGATCAAACCAAAACCCGTGTTCAGTTTAGTTCTGCTGTGTGTTATAAAACGGGAACTGATGGATGGCTATTAGTCGGTGATCTAACCTCTTAAATTTAGAATAAAATCCCAAAAAGCATATACTTATGTATGCTGGATTGTATCTTTCTAGTTCCCATTGCGGATGGTATCACGGGAAACCTAATTCCTCGCTATCTAGAGCTTCAATCTTGGTGTGATAAAAACAATTCTAAGATTCTTACTTGTCACCGATTGTTTCTTAATTTCGCTCGAAATTATTTAGCTACAGGGGGAAGGGGATTCGCTGATCCACGCCCAGCAGATGCAAAATGGTTATTTTGGATCGATTCAGATATCGACTTCACCATTGAACAGGTCGAAGATCTGCTCTCAATACCCGAAGAATACAGATTTTGTAGCGGATGGTATAGGTCAGACTTTGGAGACAATGCAATGTGCGGAGAGTGGGATCTTGACTTCTTTGAAAAGAATCACCATATGCCCTTCCTGTCGGTAAATGCCTTAACAAAAAAGGCTAAGGAAAATCCAAATGAATTAATTGAAACTGTTTTTACGGGTTTTGGATTTACCCGTATTCACCGCTCTATTATAGAGGAAATGACCTATCCTTACTTCACGCTAAACATGAACGAGCTAGGGAAATATCGGGAAATGGGCTTCGATGATGTAAGTTTTTGTCAGAACTGCAAGAAGGAGACGGGGGTAAGTCCCGTTATAGTTCCCCGACTTCGAGTGGGACATTATAAGTCGTTCCTTGTTTAATCTAATTTAAATGCCTGAAAGTGAGGGGTTTTTCCGTCACTAAATTCGTTCTTAAAAATACAAACAGGAATCTTGTGTATAATTCCATCAGGCCCCTCTATTTCGAACGAGCCAGATAAATAACTTTTGCCGTTATCCCTTTTCTTCGTCCAGAACACTCCGACTTTGTTCTTCTTCCATTTTGAGGAAGGTTTCTCTTGCGATGGCGATGAAGTCTTTTCTTGCATGTCTTGGAAGGCTATTATATTGTTTTTTTAATCTACGGTAAACCCTTCTTGACACCATGTCATCAGGAGGGCAAAGTTTTCTTAGTTGTTTGGCTATTTTACTATTCATAATTTTGCGATATAAGTAACACAATCTGGCTTGAATCCCATTTTTTCATAAAATCCATTAAGCTTGTCATATTTGGGGTTGTTAACCACGGAACTCATGGACACACAATCAAATTTTTTCTCTTGAGCAAATTTAAGGGCTGTAACCAAGAGCTTATAACCGCATTTTTCATCTGAGGAAAACCAGCCATATTCTTGGAATATTCTCTCCTTGAATATCTGACTCTTGTGATTCAGAAATGCTATGTATCCAGTATATTTATCATCTTTTAGATTACCCCATAGAAAGAAGTCCCACGCTAAAATGGATTTGTGAGCCAATCCATGGTAAAGATTTTCCAAATCATAAGTTACAAAATTGTGGTGATTGGGCGGATCGAGTTCAGCAATATCCGCCACTAATTTTTTCAAATCATCTGGGTTAAGAATTCTTTTTATCATTGATTAAGCACCGAAATCAACTTGCGAGCCTCCTTAGCTGGGATGTCTCCAAAGGACACCCACTTCTTCGCTGACTCATTCCTGTAGGTTTCATTCTTCCACAAGTCCCTCAAAAGCTCCTTGCAGCCGTCAAAGGAGTCTACCTGATGTTTGTCCCTCAGAGTCTTTTGGAGCAGTCCTACGGGCGTAATAGGGGCAACAGCTTCGGCTTCTACGGCCTGACCTGCACCTTGCGATTTATCGATCTCATCTGCACCCACAATATGAATGTTCAAGTAGTTGCGAACACAGCGCACGAATGCCCTGTTGCAGGCTATGGTTTCAAGAAATTTAGCACAAAAAGCATCAGTATTAGCTAAAGTGGCATTGGCCACATCCTGATATTCGGTCGTCCAATCACCGACACTCTCATAATTCTTCTGCCAGTAAATAGTGCATTTTGCTGTAACGTAACCATCTGAAACATTATTCACCTGAAACTCGACACCAGTGTAACCTCTAAGCTTTGCTAACTCCTTTATGCCGCCGAGCATAATCAAAAGCTGTTTATCATCCAAGCCTTCGATAGAATTTGGCACAGGCTTGTTGCGAGCATCAAACCAGCCTTTATTAGGGTAAAGGAACTCAGGCTTAATCATTGAGCGCCAATCAATCGAACCGTCCTCATTAAAAACATAATCTACGTTTTCAAGTAGGCCATCATCGTTGCGCTTGTAAATATCTGGTCCGTATAATTTTTTAGTTTTGCTCATAGATGTAAAAGTGGTCTAATTCTTTCCAATAATCAGGACTATCCAACACTTTATTGTTGGAGTCAAGACCTTTTTTCCAATGAGCGTAACTTAAATATTCCTTCCCGCCTTCTAGTAGTCTTTTCGAAGAGAAAAATTGAGCGTTTTCCTTTAAACCCTCTACTTTTGGACGCTCAGGATTATATAAGCGAACAAGGGTATCAAAATATTTATTTCTTATTTCGCCTAAGTGACTCTTATCTTTGACCAACAAACTACACGGTATATTCCAACTTTTAAGTATTTTAAAGTAACTCTCTGGGATAGTATTCCAAGAAGGATCTACGAAAATAAATAATCCCGAAACATTACCTGAAATATCCTTTAAGCCGTGGGGTTGAATGAGTTTGTCAGTTATAATAGTTATTTTATGGTTTTTTGCATATTGCAGAAAGGCTCTTTCGTCATAGCCATAGTCAAGCCTTAAAAACAGAGACTGATCCTGCCCCAAGTTGATCGGCACAAATGAAGTGGGTACAATTTCCACCGCAACCTGCCCAAAAGTCGCGCCAACGTGCTTTGTTTCAAAATTGATTGAACCATCTACTTTTAATAGTTTTAAAATTGCTGAAGCAACGTCTTCGGGTTTAATTTTATTGATCTCACTCTTTGGGTCTTGCACGTTAAAGCATGGTTTGTTATCCCACTCTGGAGCTAAATTAACATTTAATTTACTTGCGGAAAAAAGAGGTCGATTTGTATTTGGAAACGTGTTTCCAAAAAGATTTACTGTTGGAATATTTTTTGCGCTTGCCGCATGAGATAGAACCCCGTCACACCCTAAATGTAAAAGCGAATTAGATAAAATAAAACATTTTTGCTTAAAAGAAACATTTAAGATGTGATCGACGCCCTGAATTGGTTTGCCCTGACCAAGTTGAACAACCTTGATATTGTTAGCCTGAAAAACAGGTTTTAGTAAAGTTAAAACTATATTATACAGCTTGTAATGTTTGGCGGGTTTATGCTCCTCCGTTGTAATGGTTATATACTTGTCAGCTACAATGGGAAAAAAGTGATCCTTCGTAATTGGCCGAGAAGCCTTTACCCCTAAATTTTTTGCATATTCTTCTAGTAAGTGAGACATTTCTATGTGAGAGAAAATTGGTGTTTATCTAAACCGTTATGAATGTACGCAGCGCTTTTTTGTGTGGTGGTATTCGGGTAAAAAGCCATCTCAAATAAACCCTCATGGGAACCAGCGCCCTCTAAAGCTAAAACATTCTCTAGCAATGGGCTATAAGGCAAACATTTATGGATGTCGGGATGATCATCTATATATTGAAAATGTTCAGGCTTCGTAAAGAAATATATATTGTATTTTTTATATTGTTTTTTTAAGTTACTTATTAGCGAATTGACTAAAAACACATCAGTCTCCCCTTCAGGCAGAACGATGGCAATACGACGACCACCATCATCTGAATCTAGTAAATCCACCAAATCGGGTGAATTATTTTTTGCATTCTCTTTGACGGCAACATCCCTAAAATGTTTTATAACTGTCTTTGGGTCCATGCCCGCATTTAACTGCGCCATCCAATGTTTAAATCCTTGAGTATTGCTGTCTACGTCATCATTTAAAATATTTTTATAAATATCAATCAAAAAATCTTCCTTGTTGCGGTATTGCGGTTTGGTTTCGTATTCCACATTTAACTTCGCGGGTTTTAATTCGTAGTCATAATTAACTTCTGGCATGTCGTCAATTATCTTCTCAAGCTGACTTCCGATAACCTCTATGGAGAAATTGTCTATAACCCATTGTCTAGATTTTGTTTCCTGAGAGCGCCTATCTTCATTGTCCATGTTATAAACATGTAGTAATTTTTCAGTTATATCATTAGAATCCGTTGAGGCTTTAATGAATTGTGTTCCAGGTTCTCTATATTCATGCCAACGAAGAGGTATTCCCCCGCTTTCTTCTGTAACGTTGTCTTCACCACAAGAATAGTCCGTAGCTAGTGTAATTAATTCTGTTAATTTTGCTTCTTGGATTGGTATTTCTTGGCCACCGCTAGTAAAGGGGTGGCAATAAACATCCATTAAATTATAGATTTCATTTAGCTGAGACTCTGTGACGCCGTTGCCTGTATTCGTGGTGTTTTGAGTCTTTTTACTGCCGCACAGGTTACAATTTTGCTCCTGACCCGTAAACGGACGTATGGAATAACCCTTGCACTTATTGCATACATAGGTGGTCAGTATGTCGCTTGGGCTGATACCTTTTTCCTCTATCATTCGGGGAATATCCCAGCCTTCTGACCAATGTGTATGTAAAAGTAGTTTTGCTTGAGGAACGGTAACCTTAAGGGCCTTAAACCCGTCCAGTAGATTAGGAACGCTCTTGCGAAGCTGATTCCTAAAAACATAACCAACAATATAGTCACTCCCAAGATTGTGCGCTCGCCGCAATTTTAATCGCTCCTCATCTTTAAATCTATAGAAGTTAGTGATATCTAAAGAACCCCTTAATGTTTTGACATGATCATAGCCTAGCTTCTTTAACGCCTTTTCGGCAAATGATGCCCAAACATAATAATGCTTTACCTTGGGCGCGAAGTCCACAGCAGACTGAAGAATGGGCAGGCTGTCTAAAGTTGTCCAAATCATGGTGTTTATTTTGTCCCACCAAGGTTTTTTATTATAACCATTAAAGGCCCAAATGTCCTCCATTCCGATATAAACATCTGGTTTAAATTCCTTGACAGCCATATCAACCAAACTTTCCCCGTAACCTTCTGCCCGTTGCTGTTCTGGGCTAAGACCTTGCATTTTTCCTTGATCTGGTAAAGATCCCCTGCAATCCCAAGGCACATTTTGCGTCTGAGGGTCTTGCCAATGTATACCATTCGCTAATTCGACGAGGTTATATTTACCCGTGTCGTAAAGATAGCGCATTATGTTTCTCTTGTTTTTGCCAAAACCTGTAAAGGCTCTACAAAAATTAGAATGAATTAAAACAGTTTTCTTCTTCATTACTGCTTGAAAGTTTTATTCTTTGATAAACGGTAAATGTAAAGTTCCTGCAAGTAAAATTTCAAAAATTCACGCAGACAATACGCTTCTGACATTTCAACACCTATACCAAATTTATTAGCGGAGTTTCGTGTCACCCCAAAAGAAAAGGCTTTGCTGCCATCTTTTTTTGTATATGGCTTAAACAAAATTGAGGTTTTATTGTCCTCGTAAGAGTGGAACGCAGAAAATTCTTGGTAATTTTCAATGGCCTGAATAAATCCTCCTATTTCAATTTCATTTAACTTAATCGAAATTGACTTTTCGGGATTTTTCGCGTTTTCAGAAAAAGATCCACTCCGAGTTTTGCTATTCCAAGAATACTGCTTTACAGCCCTAATGTATACACAAGGCTCTTGGTTTTTATTATTAGCCCCTATATCAAAACTGAACGCACAACCCGTATTTTTAGCATTGGGTTTGTAGTATTGAACAATCATGTAAGATTGTATGAAACAATCTCGCTAATTCAATATTTCTTTTATGATTTGACCCTTCTGAGCCACTGTAAAAGGTCTACCGTTTGGTGAAAAATGTTCCTCCTCTACATCAATCCCCAGAAGGTGTGCGGCAGTGCAGTTTAGGTCTGCGGCGTCATAGGATTTACTGGTAACCTTAATGGCCTTTTTATCGCTTTCACCAAGCACCATTCCACCCTTAATACCACCCCCTATCATCAGTGCTGAATAACACTGGGGATGGTGATCGCGCCCACTATTAACGTTTATACGCGGAGTCCTTCCAAAATCTGTCGTTAGCGTAATGAGGGTGCTGTCCAATAAGCCATCCGCTTCCAAGTCGGTGACCAGTGCGCTCAAGGCGTCATCAAGCTCTTTTAGTTTGTCATCTAATTTTGTAAAATTATCTACATGCGTATCCCAGCCACCATTATTTATTTCTATAAATTGAATGTCACCCTTAATTAGTCTTTTTGCCAATAAACAGCCCTGACCAAGCCTTGTTTTGCCGTAAGCGTCTCTTTTTTTCTGACTCTCTCTTGACAGATCAAATAAATCTAAATCTTTCGACTTGAGGAACTTGATTGTGTCATCATAAAAATCGGAATATTCTTTTACGATGGGGTATTTTTTGGATACAATGTTTGCATTAAGGCTATTTAACAGAGTCAAACGCTCCTGTAAATGCCTATCCGTTCTTACGTTCTTTAATCCAGCATTCGGATCAACAATCGGCAATGGCGACTTGATACGCGGCAGAAATCCAGATTTAGGATGAGCGGAAGAGCCAGAAATCAATACATAATCGGGCATTTCCCTCTCCCTGTCCTTTAAGTGTGCCGCCCACGAACCTAGACTTGGATGCACTATTGTGCCTATCTGCCGATAAGAAGTTCGATTTAGGTATTGCGCTGGACCATGAGCGCCTGTTTTGGAAGTCATGCCTCTGATTACGCAAATTTTATCCATTGTTTTGGCAAGCTTAGGTAAGCGATGGCCAATTTGAATTCCATCTACATTTGTTGCGATCTTAGTCGTTTGACCTTTTACCTCATCATCATCTTTTGGATCAAATGAGTCTATGTGACTCATGCCTCCATCAAGATAAATATAGATTACATTTTTTACCTTAGGGTTTGGCTGCTTTGCTGCTCCCTTGAGGGCGGTAAGCCCAAAAGCTGAAGTTGCCAAGCTATTTATAAAAAGTCTGCGGTTCATGTTATTAATTTCATTTCGTGAGAGTTCAACAAAACCCACACAATGTCATAAAGGTATGCGTCAGCCAGCGCTTTCTTTTCTGTTGCTGTTGGCATTCTACCCAAAAAAGAATAAAATAGTATCTCTAAGGATTTTTCTTTTGGTGCGCTCTGGGCCTTTTTCATTGCAAAACTAATTTTAGAACCCAGTGTGCTTGCCAGTGGGCTATTCATCAAAACTAAAATTTGAGTGATGTTGCCATCTGTATCACCATTCTGAATTAATTCTCTATCCGAACGCCCGAACTCAATTAGAAAGTTGGCATTTTTAGAATTTTCAAACACATGTGATGACCGTATCGCCAATAAAGAGCCAAGCTTTGGGGCGCCATCATAATATTTCCTGTTCAGGGAGTTATACTCGTTATGTTTTTTCACAACAGTTGCAGCATCCATTTCAGCAAGATCTGAGAAAACCTTTGAATATTCCTCGTCGTAGCGCTTTGGTTGCCACCCATCGGGATCACCGACATGAAGAGTTACAAGCGAGTCCCAAAACTGGGGCGCAGTCATTCTCCTGAGTGCTGGACCTCTAAATTTACCCTCGGCGTCAGCCTCGCTCTGATAAAATCTTGTATTTAGCAGAATTCTATTAAAGTTCTTTGTGTCATAGTTAACTTTTTTAATTACTGTGATTAAATACCTGAGTAATTCATCGTTTTTACTCTTAATTAGTTTGTCACCCTGCGTAATAGTATTTAAACCATCAATCAAGGGGAAACCAAAAGCTCTATTCCATAATCTGTTAACAATATTTGCTGCAAAAAACGGATGCTCATCAGCGGTGAGCCAATTAGCAAAATCTTCTCGTAATTTTGTTCTATCTCTATGCTCTCTAATGTGTTTGCCGAATACCGTTCTTGCCTTAACTGTTTCATTTGGTTCTCCATCCTTATACTGGTAATCATGCGGTAGTTTTAATATCTTTTTTTGGTTATCGTTAACTCCATATTGATATCCATACCTGATAAATTGATTGACCTTATTTATCGTTCCTCTGCTATCACCCTTATCCATTGCAGTTGCCTCATCCCTTATTCTTTTCAAGTGTCCATTGTCACCTTTACGATTGCGGGTATCAAGCGGCCCAAAAAATGCGGTTAGATTATAGTAGTCAAACTGACTCCAATCATCGAAGGGGTGGTCATGGCATTGGGCGCAACTTATATCCATCCCAGCAAATGCCTGAAATGTGTTACTAACATTGTCTAGCAACATTCCCTCGTCGCGTAAAAAATATCCAACCTCGGGATTCTCCCAAATACGACCCTTTGCCGTAAGTAGCCTCTTGACCATTACATCATAGCTGACGTTATCGTCAATCTGATCCTTTATCCAAAAAATGTAATTAACGCCATTTACATTATTACTAAGTCTTTTTTTTATCCTGAGCAAATCCGCCCAAAAGTTAAACATATTTTCGGTATAACCCTTACTATCTAGGAGCTTATCAATCAACTCTTTGCGTGAAGTAAAGGATTGACCCTCATCGTATGTTGGAATGCGTCCAACAATATCTATGTATGCCCGCCGAATAAACCTTTCATCCGAAATTGGCTTTGGCATTTCTTGGCGCTGCCTCTTTAGTTGATTAGCTATTATTACATCAATTTTATTACTGTAATTTTCAGCAGCTACAGCGCCGAGGCTTGCAATAAACAACAAGGCTAAACCCGCAAAGATTTTTTTCATGCCCTATTTTTTCTTTTGTTTCTCTTTAAGCACCTCTTTGTGGCGCTTCATAAAAGCCTCATGGTTTGGGCCAGCCATGTATAGGGTTTTACCTTCTTCTGTTTTATGGCTGTGTATGCCATCAAACCCAAGTTTTTTAGCGTCCTTTAGGGCTTCTTCTTTTGTCTCGAAGTAATGTTGCATTACATCAGGAGCGCCCTGCGCTCTTTTCAAGGCTTCTTGGCTTGGCCTATCCTTATCCCCAGGTTTAGCTGGCGTATAATTCTTGCCCATCCTCTCCTTCTTCTTTCTTATATTTTCCCAAAGAGAGGACATCGCTTCTGCCGCCCAGTTTGTATTGGATGCTGAAGCGATATCTTGATCAGCCTTTCTGTAGGAATCTTTTACTTTGCCGCCCCTCATCATTTTAAGAAACATATTTACGCGAGCCATTGCCCAGCCATGCCTAGACATGTTTGGCCTATGTGAAGTGCTAAAAGCGCCAGAGCCTCTCCTGTAGACTTTCTTAAGCTGCCCAAGTGTTACTTTTTTAGAGTGTTTAGAATTATGCTCTTTTACCTTTTCTTTTAAGGCGTTAGTCGTTTTTTCACTAAATGTAATCTTACCTCCTTTTTCGCCAGCGCTACCCTTTGGGTTTTTCTTTGAGCCTCTTTTTCTTTCGCTTGGAGCGGCAGGAGTTTGAGCGCCACTTTTGCGACCTGGACGCTTTGCTGCCTCTGATACGTCTTCCGCAACTTCAGGTACGTCTGCTAAAGATGGATTAATGGCTAATAGCTCGTTGTGATCAAACACGCTTTCACCATCCCAGTCGTATTCTTCAGAACCCTTGGTTATATTAGTCACGCTCTTGGCGCTCCACATGCGACATGACCAATATCTAGCAGAAGTTTTATCCTTTGCTGTGTCGCAATTGTGCCGATCCCTAAATGCCTTTCGACGCTTTGGGTCATCGCGTTTAATTTCCATATTGGGGTCGCCAAAATTAACCTTAACGACATTCCCTTTATCATTTTTAACATAGACAGAGAATTTCTTTGGTCCCTTTGGCGTTCTGAATGGCTTGTTCAAAGTTTTATTCTCGTTGGCTGATCGAGAGAAGAATAAAGTCTCTGAATCTCCCTCACCAACGATAACAGATGCCGTGGAACGATCCTTGTTGAATTGAGAGTAGCACACGGCGGCTCTTTGCTTATTGTCTTTAAATTCATCCTTATTGGATAACTCCATCATACAGCGATCCATAAATTTAGAATACTTTTCTCCGTTATTTGGGTTTGGAAGTGGCATATATTAAGCTTTTACACCTAAAATTGGCTCTGTGAGCGTTTTCAGGACAAATTCTCTATTATCTTCGAATAGGGGGACTGAACGAAATCTTTCGTAACAGTGTGAAAAAGTGTCGGCTACATCCAAAATTCGATTAACTCTATAGGAATTAAACAAATAAACTTCGTAGATATAGGCGCTGATGAGATCTGCTATTTTTTTCCGCATTAAACAATTATAAAATTTTTGATATAATCGCATATCGAGTTCTACCCCTATGTATTCACAAAAAACTGGCAAAAGATGTTTTTCGTGATCTCTAGAGAATCCAGACTCTAGCATTAACTCAATGAAATCAACAAATGGGTGACCCATGCAATTGTTATATAGGGTATCGAAATAAAAATTATCGCCACCCCAAAATATAGAATCTGGTGATAATTTACCATGGCACTTTTTTCTACTCTCTGGACTTATCTCGGGTAATAAGTTCGAGGCTTGTTTGCCAAATTCTAAAACTAACGATTGCAGCGTATTGTAGTCAGTATAAGCTTCTACTCTTTCTTTTTCCTCTTTGGACAAGACCCTTTTAAGATTGCCTTGATCAATGTCCTGCTTAAAAACTGTTTTATAATGCCTTTTAATAGGTTTTGTCTGCTGAAATTGTCTATAGCAATCAAAAAGAGTCTGATGCTCGGAGAGTAGGACCGAGCGGCCAATTTCCCTCGCAGTTTCCGAAGGGCGGAAGCCACAAAGAAGATATGAGAAATCATCACCAAATTTCACATTGCCACTGGCCAGCCAATATCCGCAAACAGGCGACTGGGCCGATTTTAAATTGTTTGACTCGCGTTTTAAAAAGGGGCTGTCCTTCTCAAAAGAAATTTTTACCCTCAAAAAACGACCTTGGTCATCTCTGACTTCATAATCATCGTAGTCATTATGGCAAATTAATAATCTCACCTGCTGGGGCGATATATTTATGTCTATTTTTTTAAATAGCTCAGTAATGAATCTTTCATCATCCTTTAATCGGTCATCTGTACCCATGACATAAGCCCTACCCCTGAATAAAGAAGAAATTTTCATCACATATAATAAAAAACTAACCCCCTTTTTCAAGGGGGTTAGCGAAATGGGAGGATTGAGTGCGCCATGCTCCCCCCGTTTTCAACAACACTGCCTAGTCCGACCTAGAAAGTCTTGCCAAATTTTTGTTGGGCAAGACGTACACCGCAAATGCTTGTCTTAGCAAGCTTGCGATCAACTCCTGCGTTGCGATCATAAACATGGATATAATTGTCGGTTTCGCCTCCAAACTGTGCATTCATGCTCTCGCCCTGTGTTGTATATAGGCCAAAAAATCTACCCTTGCTGGCTCGAATGGCTCTCATTACCTTATTATTGACTTTTCTCTTCATAACGTAATACTAACTCAAAACTAGCTGTTTGTCAATTATTTTGGTTGAAATTTTTTCAATGTTTTGGTTTTTTATTATAAATTCAGAAAGTGGCACTTGCACTAGCGTTTTTATAACATTTTTAATATTCCTAGCGTTTTGATTTTTATCTTTAATCTGTTGTAAAACGTGATTTTTTAAAGATGCCGAAAGTGTAAACGTGATATTTCTTTCGCTCAAACGATCTTGGATTTTCATCAATTCTGCCTCTATTATTTTCAACAAATGCTTATCATTAAGATCGTTGAAAAATAGAATCTCATCTATGCGTGATATCAATTCGGGTCGTAAATATTTTTTTAAAGATTTTTTATAAATATCTTCATCTTGGGGTTTATCAGGTAAAAAACCCATACTCCTCTTTGATTTCTCTGCGTGGCCTATATTCGTGGTCATTACGACGATGCTTTTGCTGAAATCAATGTGTCTATTTAAATTATCTGTAGCGTAGCCCTCGTCCAAGATGTGCAACAGTAAATCTAGAATTTTTGGATCGCATTTTTCAACCTCGTCAAATAGCACAACGCAATTAGGATTATTGCGAACAAACTCAGTTAATAGTCCACCCTCTTCATAGCCTACATATCCAGCATTTGCTCCAATGAGTTTTGAGATGCCCGTTTTGTCTTGGTATTCACTCATGTTAAGCTGAATAAAGGACTTTTCATTGCCGTAAAAGTATTTGGCAATTTTTTTTGCGGTAAAAGTTTTTCCCACACTTGTCCCTCCAACAAATAGAAAATTAGATAACGGCTTAACTGGATCATTTAGGCCAGCCTTAACACAGGAAAGTGCATCGTGAATAACTTGCAAATTTTGTTCTTGACCAAACACCTCCTTACCTATCTCCTTAGAAAACTTGGAGAATGATGAGTTATTTTTGGAAACAGTTTTTTTAGAAAGCCCAGTTTTTTCTACAATTACATTGACAATATCGGCATACCTAACCTTTTGGCTGCGCCCCTTTTTCTGACCAAAACGAGCCATTGTTTCAATGTAGTCTTTGAGCATTTCTGTAAATTGAGATTCATTTAAAGAATCTTGCTCTTCGGTATTTTTTAAAAGGTTACAAAATTTTTGTCGAGCCTCCTCTACCTTTGGCGGCACGGTCTTATACTTAATTTTAGTTTTAGCGCCCAACTGATCTATCACATCAAAAGCCTTATCGGGAAATCTTTTGTGGGTTAAAAATTTATCGCATAAATCAATGATATGATCGACATCAGCCTCAGTGTATTTAACGTGGTGAAAACTCTCGTAAAACGGTAGCGTTTTCATGACTATCTGCTTTGTTTGCTCAAGGGAGGGTTCACTAACCTCTATTTTGTCAAAGCGGCGCTTCATAGCTGAATCCTTTTCAAAGAATTTTTTGTACTCTTGTAGAGTAGTTGCACCTATACACTTGATCGCACCCCTAGCTAATGCTGGCTTAAGCATGTTAGACGCATCTATAGAGCCTTCAGAGTTGCCTGCCCCTATAATTGTGTGAACCTCATCGAAAAACAGGATGATATTGGGATCTTTTTCAGCCTCAAGTATTAAGGCTTTGAACCTTTCCTCAAACTCACCTCGATACTTGGTTCCAGCAATCATGGCGCTAATATCAACACACAATACCTGCATCAATGACATGTGTGCTGGAACTTCTTGGTTAACTATTCGCTGGGCTAAACCCTCGACAATTGCAGTCTTTCCGACGCCAGCTTCCCCAACTAAAATTGCGTTACTTTTGTTTCTTTTTGATAAAATCTCAACTAATTCGCTGGTTTCGGCGTCTCTTCCTGAAATTTTTGAATTCCTTTTTGTAATAAACTCATGATTCATATTTATAGCATAACGCGATAAATTATCTACAGTCGTCTCTGGCTCTGGCCTGCGCTCCTTAGGCTTGCCCTCCACACTCAAGAGCTTCTTTATCGTTTCATGCTGCGGAATACTGCTTTCTAAGATATGACCCTCTATAATGTCTTTAGCATAATAAACATCTGAGCCGTTTTCGCGTAAATACTCTACAAAGGGACCTCCCATGTCAAAAACAATGAACAGAAGATGTTCTACACTTATAAAGTAACTGTCAAAATTATCAGAAAACTCTTTTGCAAAAAACACGGCCTTGTTCACCTCGTCATGCCATGCGCCCGCACCCTTTTTGCCTTTGAATTCGTCTTTGTTATCGGCAGAATACTTTTTAAAGTGGCCGATATACGTCTTTAAATCTAAAGGCACACCATAAGTTTTTAGCTTCACGGCGCAGCTATCTGAAATGTTTACCAAACAGCCATAAATTAAGTGCGCGTTTGTAATTATTGAGTGTCCATTTGCCTCCGCAAACTTTTGGGCATCTTTAAATCCCTTTTTAGCTTTGGGGGTAAGGTTAAAATCGGTTAGACCCATCATATTTGTTTACACTATTTAAGCTCAGATAGCTTCATGTAGATTTTGTCTTTGAGTGGAAAAATTTTATCAATAAAAACTACATCATCACCCTTGGAGCCATAAATTATCACAACTTCGCCTTTTTTGGGTAATTTTTTACCTGAATCAAGGTAATTTGTTAATCTTGCCTCTCTCTCTCCGTCAAGAAATAATCCGTTAACTACACCGCACTCGTCTTGAAGTTGCATTCTGGCATACTTGTTGTTATTTCGGCTAGTTCTGCGAATGATGTCTACAACAGAACCAACAAACTTTACATTGCTTCTATTTTCTCTGTCTTTTATCGCCTCCGATGAGTGAAAATCGTCCTCATGGTTAAAAACTTGCCTAACATTATATGAATAGCTATATCCCAACAATTTCTCTTCAAAAAACCAATTCGCATATTTAATGTGCGTTTTATTCATCTCATAAATATTTTTATAAGGGTCATATTTCTTTCTGAAGGTAGAAAATCTTTTATCTGTAAATAATTTACGATTATCGTCTCCGACCGCCTCTGTTTTAAAAGACTCATGAACCGCAGCAAGGATGTCGTAATTGTATTTTTCACCTAATTCTACAAAATTACGCTTTTCGCGATCTGTTAGTATATTAAAAGTTTGAGCCTCTAAAACTAACCTACATCTATTGCTTGAAACAAACGAGTCTAGTAAACCCGCCTGTATGAGTGCTGAGAGTGTGCCTATGTTCAGTCCAGCCTGCTTTGCAGACAAGAAGACCTCATACTTGTTGTCAAAGGAGTCCTCTCTGAACTCTAAAAGCGCTTGTAAAACCTTATCAGATACACCCTTAATTGAATTTAGTCCATAGCGAATATCCTTGCCTTCAATTTTGAAATCGATATCGGACTTATTTAAGTCGGGAGGCAATAGTTTGATATCAAAATGGCTTAGCTCTTGAGAAATCCTAGCGATCTCTTCATGGGAATTAGGTTCAAACTTAGTGTATTTTAAAAGGCTTAAAAAGAACTCTTGTGGGTGGTTAAATTTAAGATAAACAGTAATTGCTGCTAAGTAAGCGTAACTAATCGAGTGCGACTTGTTAAAGGAATAGTTTGCCGAGTCCTCCGCGACTTTCCACAACACTTCACCAACTGCGCCGTCGAGATTATTTTCTTTAACCTTCTCTTCAATTTTGGCTTTCCAAGCTGGCATTTGATCGACTTTTTTCTTGCCAACAATGCGCCTCAATTGCTCTGATTCATCAAGACTAAAGCCAACTTTTACAGCCATTTTCATTAACTGTTCCTGATAAAGAGGAATACCACCAGTATAGCTTAAAATATCGTCAAAAAATTCATGAACAGACTGGAACTCGCCAGTTCTTACATAATCGCGATAATTATCCTTGAACTCTAACGCTCCAGGTCTTGCAATAGCAACCACAGCAGAAAGCTGCTCAAGGTTTTGTGGCGCAATCAACTGGCACACTTTAAAATTAGTCTCAGCCTCGATCTGGAAGAGTCCCTGAGGCGAGCGTAATGAAGCTAATGCTGTGTATATTGAAGGGTCGTGAGGGTTAATCTGAGAGGAGTCTATGCCTATCTGTTTACAAACATCATAAACAACAGAAAGTGTCCTTAGACCTAAAATGTCGAACTTTACGCTTAAACTGGCGACATCGTTCATATCATAACCCGAAATCAGAGATCCATCATTCGTTGTTTGGAGTGGCATGATTTCGTCGAGTGGGTAATATGAGATAGAAATACCCGAGGGGTGTACCCCTGTGTTCTTATTTAAGCCCTCTAGTTTTTTAGCAATACGAAATACTTTTGGGTATTTGTCGGCATACGCCTTAAAACTTTCGCTCTCTTCATATGCCACATCTAGTTTCGCGACTTTGCCAAAATGCTTTGGAATGGTGTGGCTTATTTGATTGACATCCACCTCCGAGAGTTCTTCCACTATTTTACCGCACTCCTTCATACAAAGCTTTCCGCTAAGAGTATTTAGTGTCAAAATTTTAGAGGTTTTGCCTTTGTATTTTTTCTCTATGTATTCAATAACTTCAGCGCGACGATCATAGGAAATATCGTTGTCTACATCAGCTAACAGGCTTCCATCTAGATAAATCTCGCCATCATGCTCAATCTTTCTAGCGCGACTTTTGGAAACAAAGCGCTCAAAAAACAAATCATATTCTATAGGGTCAATATTTGTAACGCCTATAACATACAGAACTAACGAACCCGCTGCGCTACCGCGCCCTGCTCCAGTGGGTATATCGTTTTCTTTGCAGAAATTCATTATATCCCAGTTCAGGAGTATGTAATCAACAAAACCCAACTCTTGGAAAGCCCCAAGCTCTTCTTTTAAACGGTCATAATAAACCTGACAATTTTCTAGCTTATCAATCCCCTTTTCTGTTAACCTTTTGAAGCAAAGCTTTCTAAGGAATTGAAAGTTATCTTCCAGGTCTCCACAAGAAACCTCGTCGTAATATTTTTTTTCTATTTTAATTTCAGGAAGTTTTACCCCTACTGGAAACGGCGTTTGATAGCCTTCATAATTACTTTTCGTCATCTTTTTGTGGTGTTATTACTGTATCATCTTCACCTAAATAATGTCCAGTTTGTATTTCTATAAAAACTAAGGGCTGTAAAGCTGTATTGGAGATCGAGTGCTTAATCCTGCGAGGTATATACATTGAATCGCCTGCCTTTGCGACCCTTTGAGCGTGTGGAAATATCATGAAAGACTCACCTTGAATGACTACCCAATGTTGATCCCTCTGTTGGTGGTATTCTTCAGGAATGCGATGGTGGGGTTTGACGGTAATTTTTTTTACTGCATATTTACCTGTCCTCAATAACCATTCTGCTTGCCCCCAATCTGTATACTCTATATCATTGCTCATATCTCTAAATCGAATAATTGTTTTTTAAATATTTTAAAATTCATTTCTATATCATATAGAGCATCGTGCAATCTTTGAGGATCGTGATCTATGTTATATTTTTTCAACAACGTGGCCTGAGATGTCCTCAAACCCCTCTCTTTGTGATTAAGTAATCTGTATTGCCAATTTATGAAATTTTCCCGTTCCACGGGAATGTCTTTAGCGATGGCAGTTGCCAAAGACTTTGTGTCTATGATTCTATCGACGTAAGAATAATCTGCATCCATGCCCATTAACTTGCGCCAAATATTAACCATGTAAACATCGAAACCTAATAAGTTTTGGCCAACAATTAAATTGTTTTTATCATATAGGTCCTCTGCAAACTTTTCCCAAACTAGATTGGGGGGATGTGATTTTTTAGCATAATCGTTATAAGAGAAGCCCGTGACCCTTGCTGCTCCTTCTGATACATTTAAGTTAGGCCAATGAATAAAGAAATCTCTTTTATCGATTATCTTATCACCCTCCACAAGTAACCAAGCGACCTGCCAAGGCCGAGAAGTTACCAAGTTTAAGCCCTCAGTTTCGGTATCGAAAACAACATATCGTTGTTTCTTGTTAAATCTCAGTAGTGACTCATGCATGTTCTAAATAAGATTCGAAGCAAAATTCATTGCTGCCAAAATGATTCAAGTTTGGACTGCTTAAAGAAGCGGCCCTTCCAAAATTTCTACCACATAAAACCTTGTAAGTTTGCAGGGCTTCAACATCCACCTTGCTTTTATACAAAATAGTTTTGACTAGCTTAATAGGACTATCAACTCCCTCGGCAAATTTTGCAACTTTCTCCTCTATTAAGTGATCAAAAGGTAAACCGTTTTTTTCTATCCAGAATGTGGGCAAGATTTTGCTAAAATCTGGAATACATTTCTTAAGGTGCATTTGATTGTTGAATATAAAGGAATCATAAAATGGTATCACCAAGTTAACATCTTGGCTCCACACAGAATTTAAATATTTCAGGTCAACTTTTCCCTCACCCACGGTGTGGGCATGAGAGTAAATTTTATTTAGCAGTCTGCAACCGTTATCGTTTTTAGCGAAAATCACCACCTTGTGATCTGAGTCGTCTTCTCCACCAATTTCATTACAGCAGCTTATGCGTAAGCCAAAAAGAAGGCGGATACTCTCCTTTTGGCAGATGTTGTGCGCTTTAACAAAACCTGTCATGGTATCCTCGACCAAAACCAAGGGGTCAATTTTATGCTCCTTACATATTTCAATAATGCTATCTGGGCCACCCTCTGAGCTTACTGGGTCAAGTGTTAGAATGCTTTTGCCTATCGAAAATGTAGACTTAAATACTGGTGTCATTTCTCTAAAATAGCACCAATAAATAACCCGTCAAGAAGAATGTGCGGGACAGCCTTGATAATACTTCATCTCATAGCCTCCACCGTCAGGAACCAATGCTTCCGTAAACTCTTCTTCAAAATATGACCCAATCGTGTTTTTATCTACATCCCAAACCTGATAAAAGAAAAAGTCAAACTTCATTGGGCAGTGCCACTTTGGTAAGCCATCCTTTTTTAACTCTCCCTTTTGCGTAGCAAATCCACAAAGCAATTTACCAGTAAAAGAATTGTCTGTTGGGAAGCCTTGGTGGGCTGCGTAATTTTTTCTGGCATCTTTTTCAGAAAAGCCGTCTAAGTATTTTTGTATTTCAGAAAGCTGCATCTCAAAGCCATTTAGCTCATCTTCATCCAATGCTTTCATCCGAACCACGCCAGACTTTTTGGCGTTAACATCAAGATCAAATTTTAGAAAAAGAAATTCACTGACTCTATCTGAATACTCAGGGAATAAATTTTTAACAGCCAAGCTATACATCAAATCTTGTAAGTTATCCGTCTGGTCCTTCCCTTTAAAAACGTCCTTGCTGGTTTTGAAGTCCCTAATAAGGGCAAATTTTTGTTTTTTATACAAAAAAAGCTTATCAATAAAGCCTCTTATTTTGTATTGTATTGAGCCGTCATCCTTAATGATGTCGAAATCTTTCTCGGAATATTCTTTTGTTGGTTTACCCAAATCTTGCCCAAAAAAATCGTATGTTAGACCGTTGTAGATCATATCCTTCATCAGGTCAATGTTTTCCTGATCGTCTACACCCTCCTTGGCTGCGTGTTTTAAAATTAACCTTTTGATTGATGGGACAGCAAATACATCTTGGCTTTTCAATATTTTATTGAAATATTTCTTTCTGCCTTTTACGCCCAAAACCTCAAACACTAAATGACAAATAGAACCCCTTCTCGCGCCGTCATTGCCTTTCTCGGGTAGTTTTAATTTATACTTGCACCAATACAACCAAGAGCAAGACTGGGCTGTCTTGATTCTGCTCGCTGAAAGTGGTGTTATTGGCTCAGGCATCACTAAACATTAAGGCGGTCTTAATTTCTTTTTTAGTGAAGCAGGAGGTATTCTCTTTAATGAACTCTGAGATATAAGTTAGCTGTTTAGCTTGATTATATTCTTTTTTAATCCAAAGTTTATTGAAATCATGGCCGTCGCGATGAGCATCACCAAAGTCATTATATGGCTTAGGTGGCAATTTTACAATTAATGTATCTAAATCAAAGTAACTGGATAGCTTGATGAAAGTTTTTATCGCCGCCGTAAATCCTCTATTTTCCCCACTGTGGTCGTCATTATTAGTAGAGATGAAAATCCTATCAATAGGCTTGCTATTAAGATAGTTAATAATATGGCTGTTAACGGATAAACCAAACATAACCAAAACGTTTTTAATACCTTGCTCATAAAGTGCCATTGCATCACCGATGCTTTCAACTAAAATTACTTCTTTTTTTAAGTCTATCTCTTCATTTACACCCGAATCCTGATTAAATGCTGGGTAAACCCAATTGTTGCGACGGCCAATGTGCTTCCATTTCGGGTAATTGTTGTTGTCGTCTACTTTCCTTCCAGAAAAGCCTATGATTTGATTATGTTCATCATAAATTGGGAAAACCATTCTTCTATACATCTTGCCAACACCTGCCAATCCAACCTTAAAGGATTTTTGTGTAGCTTCGGAAATGCCCCTCTGGGAATAAAAATTGTAATTTGGGAAAAGCTTCTCTAATGAGGATTTGGGGTAAATTTTTTCCATCCGTATAGTCTCTTTTTGTTTGTAAACTGAAGTAATCTCCCTTTTAGCGCCGCCTAAAATGACCGATAACTCCTTTGGGTTGTCCCGCAGTGTTTCCTTGATTAAAGCTTCAAATGGCTTGGAGCCTTTGTTTTGCACAAAGTCCATCCATACACCAGTATTCTTATAAATCTTAAGGGCAGTTTCATTGTCTCCATCTCTATAGACAGCGCGAGTTCTCCAATGATCTCCGCAGTCGATAAGTTTGTAGCCAATCGATTCTAATATGCCCTGAAAATCATCAGAACTGATCGAAGTCTGGGATTGTTTCTTGGAGTCCATCCGTATCTAAGTCTTCCTCTCCATCAAGCACTCTTGCGATATCTCTCAAATCGCCCCTCTCTGTGATATTAAAATTCATAAAATTTAAGTTAATGGAATTTTTGCGGAGGGCGTCACCAATGCGAACGGGTTCAATCGCGCCAGCTATGTCGCTACCAAGATGGCGAGCTTTGACATTGATGAGCTTATGGGTTCCAAATCTATTGCCCTCAGTTTCCATTTCATCCGCTGTTTTGTTACGCAAAATAAACATATGGGAACAGAATTGTGTGATCCGATCCGAAAGCGAAACAATCGACTCATCGTCCACAATATTTTGAGAGTTCCTATTGTTGGTAATTCCATACCTGTTTGATTGAACAGAAGTGATCATTGGAATGACTGGATTGCCTTCATGGAGAATCTCCTTTTGAACGCATTTCTTAAACTTGTCCACCATTTCTCCAACCACCTGCCATTCAGACTTGTTCGCTATGTTTTCTGAAGTGGTTTTAATGTAATCAAAAGAAAAGACCATGTGATTACCTCGCCCAACTTTTGAATAGTAGAATCTCTTTAAGGTGTTAACCATTGAGTCAACATCCATGCCTCCTACATTATAGTAATAAAACTTTAAAGTTTTTATCTTCGGCCATACAGCGCGAACTTTGTTCACAACCTCATTACCTGCCTGTCTCCACTTACCACTTTCCAGCAAGTGCATCGGAACACCTGAAAGAGCCGCACACTGCCGCATAATAAGCTCCTCCTTGCTCATTTCGCCGTTGTCAAAGTGTAGCACTGGAACATCATACTGAAGGCTAACTTTGGTGGTATAGTCCATGCAAAAGTTGGTCTTTCCAACGCCAGATCTAGCTACTATGACTGTGATATTTCCTGGGCGCAATAAAGAGCCATAAATTTCGTTGACCTTGGTATGCGGACCCATCATACCAAATTCAGTCACGGGGTTATTGCCCCTATCCTCAATCAAATCCTCCATTTCTTCATAAATATTCTCGGGGATGTCATTACCCAATTCATAAAGATTGATTCTGGAATTGTAAATATTGTCCGCAGCTTCAATAATCGACCGATAGGATGCTTCGGAGGGCATATTCTTCATCTTCTTGCCGATCTCAGAAGACGAATCTAAAATTTCGCGGCGAATGGAATATTTCTTGAGTTCTTTGGCTGTTTTAATTGTGTTGCCGTTGGGAACTTTGCGTAAAGCTAATGACTTAATGTAGTCAGCGGGATTCAAGTTGTCTTGAAAAGATATGCCAACATCGTTTACGCGCTGAGCAATTATAACTTCATCAACCTCGTCACCCGATTCAATTGCCTGTTGTATAATTCTAAAAATTGTTGAGTGAAGAGAACTGTTTTCTGAATAAAAATCTCCAATACCAATAAAATTAGATATCTCAGCTAATGCGTCAGGCTCTTTAATTAACCCCGCCAACAATTGTTTTTCTAGTTCAAAGTTGTATATCATTATTCAGGGCTGTTTTCTTTGCTGTTGTCAAGGTTATGCAGAAAATCACCCATTGTTTTTGTCAATGCCGCCTCGGTCATTCCTGAGTCATACTTAAAATAAATTAGCGGCTCCCCCTGCTCCGAAGATAGAGCCATGAGTATGCCCTTGTATTTGTCAGCGCCACCAGACAGTTCGTAAATTTTATCAACCCATTCTGTCGGCAACCTGAAATCACTCTCTTCGTTATTGTAATCGTCTAAATTCATAAGTAAATCTCTTGGTCTTCAAAAAGAGACGCTGTAACAACGTCCTTGGGGTAAATCTCTGCCAACTTTATATCATTAGCTTTACAGAAGTCAAGCTTCTTTTCGTCCCTTTTTAATTGATCGCAATATTTAAGCCTATTCTTGTGAAAAAACTTAACATATTTAGTGTGCTGCGCCCCCTGAACCTCGACGGCGATTTTTTTATTAGCGTTGTAAAAATCTAAACTTAGCCTGCTACCAACAACCCTAAACTCTTCAAAAACAATATCATTTTTCCAATATTTATATAGGAATTTTTTTACCTGCGTTTGGAATTTACTTCTGCTCGGCTTGTTCCAGTCTATCAAATATTTTTTGGCATTTTTAAGGTTTCTTGTTTTTCCATAAGCGTCTGTAAACTTCATACCTGTATCTGCTCCTTAAAATAATCTACCAAAAATTTACACAAATCTTTGTCTTCCTCAACCGTTTTGAACAGCTTATTGTCACCCTGTATCTTTTCTGGAAACTCTAGATTGTTTGCAGTAAGAAGCTCTTTAAAGTCATCGGTTGGTTTAATCCACGCACCCTTCTTTTCTACAAACTCCCATGCGTAAAGTAAATCAATGACCTCTTTTTCTACCCAGATAGAAGTGCCATCCGTTCGTCCATAGCGAATAGGATAGGAAACTGTAGTGTTCGTATTTTCATGCGCCGATTTTTTAATTGTAACCTTAGCATGATGTCCGATTATAGGATTTTTCTTTGCGTCCATGGTTTTAACTGAGGGGTTTTGCAAAATCAAATCCCCCTTGAACCGAGGCTCAAATTCCATTATGTTATTAGCGAAGTGTAGCAGGGCATTGCCTCCTGTTGCAGTGGTTTGCCTAACGGGAGACTTTGCGTATGGGTCAAGCTTAATATCAGCACGAACCTGACTGATGAATATCGCCATATGACCACGCTTACCCAATGCGGTGCTAGTTTTCTTGCAGAAGTCAGAGGCGATAACCGCACCGCCAGCAACCTTGCTGCTCTCCTCAAAATTCTTGCCCAAATCATCTTTGCGAATTAAGCCGTCTACCGAATCCAAAATAAAACAATACTTGATCTTATCGTCATTGTTTGTGATCAACTGCCTGATCAAGCCCATTGCTGTTTCATATATATTGCTTTCAAAGACAAAACATGTTCCATCGACCCACTCCTCGGGGGAAAACACGAACTTTACACCAGATCTCTTTTGAACTTCTGGGCCAAGCCTACCCTCCGCTTTGATATACAGGCCCCTAGAGTTTTCTAAAGTTCCAAGAAAATTCCTCATAACCTGTAGAGACTCTGATGTCTTACCGCCTTCGTTAACGCCTGTAAAGCGATGCAATCCAGGTCCAAACCCACCCGCCAAATACAAATCTAGCTGCAATGAGCCACTGGACACTTTGTATTCCACAGTGTCTTCAAAGTTGTAATGATCATCCTTGTTAGCCTTCAAATAATTACTAAGAATGTTTGTTGGGTTTACGTCGCTAGTCATTCAAAAAGTCTCTAATAGTTTTATTTTTTTTATTTATAATGCCGTCTTCTCCAGCCTTTGCACCAATATCATAGCTGTGATACTTGGATAAATCAACTCTAAAATTAAAAGCTCTGAACTTTTCGTCCAGCGCGTCTCTTAACTTTTCGCTAACCAGATAAGCAAGGGAGTCGAACTTCTTGCCAAAGTCCACAATATCCATAAACTCCAATGAATACCTATCACAAAGATCATTAAGCATCTTCATCTCCCTTGCGAAAAAGGGTCGCCTCCCCTTATCGGGAACTTCCAGTAATCGGAAAAGAATTTCCCTTTTATTTGGACCTTTTGTCTTTGGCACTCTTAATGATTAACTTCATTAAGGTCATTGTCAACCATCTTCTTGACTAGATTAAGAAAAGTCGTTTTTGGTTTCCACTTCAAATCATTTCTGGCTTTTGTCGAGTCCCCCAAAAGTATATCAACTTCGGCTGGCCGATAAAAAACAGGATTTATCTTAACTAGGCAATCTTCTCCATGAAAATACTTCTCGTCCTCGCCGCTGCCCTCCCATCGGCAAAGGCTACGATGAAAGCCAGCGTAATTAAAAGCCTCTTCCACAAACTCTCTGATTGTATGAGTCTCATTCGAAGAAAGAACGTAATCCCTTGGGTGTTTTTGGTTTAACATTTTCCAAACCCCATCTACAAAATCCTCTGCGTCACTCCAGTCTCTCTTTGCGTCTACATTGCCAAGTTCAAGTGGTTTAACTGTTATGCCGTTTCTGTATTCTTCATTAATCCTAGCGACATTCAGCGTAATCTTGCGAGTGACAAATTCTTCTCCACGGCGAACACCTTCATGATTGAATAGCCAACCTTGAACTGCATAAAGCTTATATGAGTCCCTGTAAACTTTAACTAAGTGTCTTGCCGCACATTTAGAAGCTCCATATGGGCTTCTGGGGCGTAGTGGGTGTATTTCTGACTGTGGGGTCCACTTAACATCACCGAACTCTTCAGAGCTACCTGCGTTGTAATAG